CGTCTAGGTAGGTCCATCCACGGTAGCCTTGCGTGCCGACGAAATCGCCTTGACTCGTGTACGTCGTGGTGACGGTCGTCGTCGTGGGCGGGCTCGTGCTGCCCCCACCGCCACCGCCAGACGGCGGCGTTTCCGGTGGCGCCGGATCAATCGGCGGCGTCTCTGGCCCAGGAGTCGGCGGGGGCGTGTCAGTTCCCCCGTCGGCAGTCGCTGGACTAATGGGAATGTTTTGGCAGGCCACGCGCACCTTTCTGAAAATCGTTTTCGCCCGAGTCACGCGGGCGGCATTGGGCCTGGATGGCCCTAGCTGCTCAAGCCCTTCGTCGATGTCGTCCAGCAGGGCAGTTTTTTCATCTTCGGTCAATGGCCGCAGCCCATACAGGCCAAGAAGTGGTCATTGCCTGCGCCGCCCGCCCCCACCATGTTCAAATTTTGCATCCAGACCAACAGCATTAGCGCCTCCACAAATGATGCTTGCGTGGGCTACTCCAACTTGGCGTTTCACTCATCCCGCCACCACTGACCACAATGTATTCATACGCGCCGATGTCGAACACGCTGTTCTGTGGGCGGGCCGTGCCGATGTAGTCAGTACTCACTGCCGCAACAGTTGTCCCGGCATCGCGACACGTCGAATCGCTTCTGTGCGTAAAGTCACTGGTGGACACGGTACAGTCCGTCAAGGATCCGGTCGTCTTATTGGTCGCAGTCGTAATGCTCGATCCATTCGCGCTAGTATTGTTGGGCGTATTCGTCCCATTCCCGACCATGAGATTGTTCTTAGCTTCGTTGCCGCTGGTCACCGCAAAGTGCCCGTATTCGATTGAGTAAGACGGCCAATTGATAATGATGTTGTTATAGGCCAGCAGTACGTTTGATGTGGTATACCCAGCGGTAATGCCCGACCCGCTCGCCCCGACGCCGCACCCAGCCCCGTCCAAAATATTGTTGTAGATGAGCGCATCGGCCCCGTTCACGGCGATCCCGAAACAGGCGTTGAGCACGCTGGCTTGCGTGGCTTTGGCGATGTCGTGGCAATAGTTGTTGCGAATGGTCGGGCGAGGCACGGTGAAGCCGTCCGCGTATACTTGAAAACAGGCTCCCTTGCCGCCAAAGACTTCATTGCCTTCAATGGTCACATCCGCCGCGCCGGTATAAATCCCGTACCCGTTGCCGTCCCCGCTGCCCGCGTCTTGCAACGAATTGTTTCGGTAGATATGATGGTGGTTGTTGGTGGTGTTCGCCGCGAAGCTGGCGATGTTCATGTTGTACGAGTCAGTAATCGTGACTCGCTGCACAATGATGTACGCGCCTTCAATCGAGAGTTCGCCGCCCCCTCCGTCGCTTCCGCCCGATCCGCTGACCGACACATCTTGCAGGGTGAAGTAGTTGCGATGCGTGCTGGATGCTTCATCCGTCGTGAACCAGTTCGGGATGTTGATTTGCGGCACTGCCCCGCCTGGATTGCCCTGAATGACCGTCCGTACACTGTCACTGGACCCGCTGGCGAACATGGCCCCGCTGGTAATTTTGTGATTAGTGCCGGTGTAGGTACCGGCCTTGATGTTGACCACATCGCCCGCAGTATTGGCACAGGCCGCTGCTCGTCCAATTGTCCCGTAGCTGCCAGGGTCGCTCCCTGGGGCTTCTGCCGTACCGACGCTATCAATGTCTCCACAGTTGGCCGAATTGCTGCCTCCGGAACTCGCCCAATACACGGTGGCGCTCACGATAGCTGGAGCGGGCAGCACCATCAGCAATGAAAGGATAAGGCACAACGCGCGAATCAACATCCCACCCCCATGAGCATCATGCGACACGTTACGGCGCTCGCTGCTGCTTTGACCGGCACCGCAATCTGTATCCACGCGACGGCCCCGTTCTGCGTCCACGACATCACGCCACCATCGGCCCCCGCTTGCGTACTGATCGCAGTCGTGATGCCTGAGCCAGACGAGCGGGCACTGTCGCGCTGGGTCTGATTTGCGCCTGGAGTCTGCCCAGACCCGACATTCCACGCCACAATATCCACCACCAACTCACCACTCGCTGTCGTGACGGTCACCGATGGGGCGGAATTGCTGCCGGTGCCAGGGACTTCTGTGCCGAAGGTCGTCGTCTGATCCACGCCGGTCAGCGTGAGTACATGGCAAGTCGTCGCGAGGTCGTTATCGGTGGACGCCACCATGTTGAAACTGCCAGCCGCAGGAGCTTTGAGGTACCAAATATCCGTCCGCAAGGTGGATGAATTGATGAGCGTTTCCAATTGCGTCAACGCGGTCCCGTTCCAGGTCATCCCAGTGAAGCTCGTTCCGCCGCCCGTATTGATGCCGCACAGGGCGAGCAACAGCCCATCGGTCCCGGTGCCTGTGGCCGTATGGGCGACGGTGATACTATTGCCGCCTCCGCTGGCTTTTGTGTTGCCGCTGGCCGCGTCAAAGGCAATCGCCGCCCACCCCTGCGCGGGGATGAGGCACAGCAGGATACAGAAGAAGCTACTTATACAGCGCAGAAACATAGACCCCCGCTGCGGCATTGGTGTTGTCGGTGCTGCTGGCCCCGCCTGTGATGCAGAACCCAATGCCGGTCGTGAACGCTTTGCCGATGTTGAAGGTCATTTCCCGCCCGCCCACCTGTCCCGCCGCAGCCGCAGGAGGCACGGGGATGCTTTCCACGTAGCCCGTTGCGCTGTTGCAGGTTGGAGAACTGGACAGGTTGTAGAGCCTCACATAGTAGACCGTCGTGGTTGTGTTGCTGAGGCTCAGGCCGTACAACGTGCCCGCTGCGTTCTTGACGTTGGTCGCGTTGGTCGAGGCCCCCGCTGCCGTATAACTCGTGAGGCCAGCGGTCGGAATGACGATTTCGTTCCCGCTGGAGTCGTAGTTTGTAATCTTGAGGGTACCGCTGCTCGTCACCTGGGCAGTGTTACCCCCTTGCACGAGGTTGATGAGCCAGGCCGTCGTATTGGCCGTATTGCCTGGCTGAACGGTCCACGTCCCGCTCTGTGTCGCGGCTATCGTCTTGGCAATGCTGGTGACGCCATCACTGAAGGCCTTCCACGGGAACAGGAACACCAGCCCCACCAAGAGCAGCGCAAAGAAACCTAATTTGTGGCGATTGTGCATACTGTTTGGCTCCCGTTTGCGCTGAGGCAATAAATGAGGTTGGTGTTATTGACTTTGAGGGTAATGGCCTCACCAGGGTTGAGTTCATACCCATTGCTCGCTGATACCCCAGTAATGCCGACCCAAATGATGTTGCTATTACTCAGCAGGTTCTTGACCGTGGCTTCCTTGCAGGCGTTGCTGGCAAGCTGAGTCCCGCCAGCCGTAGTAGGTATAGAGGTTTGGAAGTGAAGCACAGCGGCTCTGCCGATTTCGCTAATCGGCAAGCCAGCCGTACTTGTCACCTTGGTAAAGGTGCCATCCCCGCCGAACTCCACCTTGACGTACTGGTGCTGGGCTGTGCCGTCGTCATCGGTGGCAATGACGGCCCCACCAGAACCGGAATTTAATTCCACGTTATCGGCCATGCGTACTCGTCCTTATGCAAAGATGTTGTAGTCGAATCCTGCCGTGCTGCTGCCGGCCCTGGTCGTGGTACTCGCTACGGTCAAGCCGCTGCCGCCTAAGATCTGCCCATCCCCAAAACTCAGCGTGGCACCGGCACTAGCCGGAATCGCGAGCGAGAACAGCGGGGGCGTGGTGCCGACCGTGACCGATGCCGCAGGGAGGTTGAACACTTGGAAATAGCTCACCGCCACTTCCTTATTGAGTAATTCAATCGCCCGCAGCGTCTCGGCATACTTCGAGAGTTCAGTCTTGGTGCTGGACGATGTCCCGCTCCAGATCTTTGTTCCGTGACTCATCGCTTGCCTCCGACCATGGACGCGAGGGCGTCTAACTGTTGATGCGCCGCCGAGAGTTTGGCCGTCGCCGCCACATGCTCATTGCGGACTTGCTGTAATCGCTCTTGCCAGGTCGCTAAGGACGTGGCGTGGTCTGATTCAATTTTTTTCAGCTGGGACTGATATTCCTTCAGCCCTGCCGCTTTCCGGTCGTGCTCCTGCTGCAGTGCGTCCAGCTTTGCTTGCATCGCCGATTCCTGCGCAGCGTAGTCTGCCTTCAAGCTCTCCGCTCTCGCCTGCGCCTTCTGCTCCAGGTCGGCCAAGGCGGCTTCCTTGCTCAGCACGTCCTGATGCAACTTGGCGAGCATCCGGGTCTCGTCCTTCACGGCCCGTTCCGCTTCCTGCACTTTCGATAAGACCTCGTCCATGTATTTGAAGGCCTCATATTCGGCGAGACGATCTGATAGCAGGCTGCGGATGTGTTCAGTGCTTAATTGTGTATTCATCGGGCCTTTCTGCCGCTGACAAATCGCTTAAAGAATGTGTCGTAATTCACAAGGTCGATCACATTGGCTTCGCGCAATCGGTAGAGGTAATCGACGGACGCTTTGAATGCGGCTTCGTCCGTCCCGTCGCCGTCATGCCACAGGATTCCAAGCCCGCCGCCGTACTTGATCGCGTGGTTGATCGCCGTCTCGACTTCCGAAAACGTCTTGCCATCCGCCGTGTAACTCCACATGCGGAATGGGTTGATGGTACCGCCGTAGAGTGGTTGACTCTTTTGCAGATTGCCCGTGTTGATATTGTTACCGTACCGGATGCCGTAGGACGCCATGACCTGGTGCGAGAGGTCGTTCCCGGCGCCGCCAGATGGGTAAAAGAAGTCCCTATACGTCCACCCGTAGGATTGATGCACGGCCAGGACTTCGCTAATTTCGTCGCGCATCTGCGCTTCGGTCATGCTGGTGAGCGCGGTCCCGATGGTCTGGTGCGGCACAATCGTCCAACCCGCCGCTTTCATTTCGTTGAGTTCGGCGACGGTGATTTGGCTTCCGGTTGGTGATGCAAGATAGTCCGTGGTCGGCATATAGCTACCGGGAATGTTCCTCGCCGACATATATGGAAACATCGTGTCGTAGGCCCCAGCCCCGTTATCGGCGGCCCAGACCATGATTTGCGGCTTGGCGTAGAACCCGTAGAGCACATCCCCCATGTAGAACGTGGCCGTCTTATTCACGCCGAGCGACACGCGCAGCATGAGGCGAGATGTCGTCTCCGCGTGGGTGTATCCGCCGCCAGTCGTCGTCTGGTCGCCCTTCTGCCATGCCAGGAGGTTCCAGCCCTTGTTGCGCTGGTTCGCGCCTGCGTTCGCTCCCGCCGCGTTGTAAATGAAGAATTTTGAAAAGGCTGAGCTGTTGACGGTGTAAAAGGTCACGCCGGTAATATCGGTATTGCCGCCGACCGGATCGTAGAAATACAGCCCAAAATTGCCGAGGGATTCTTGGCTGATCGCGGGGATGTCAAATTCAATGTTGATGTTGCCGCCACTCGCCCCGCCGGAAGCCACGGCTTTGATAAATGAGCCGGTGCCGGGCAACGTCCCGCTCGCATTTGGAATGGTTGGTACATCGGCTGTGGTGACCTGCGAC